TACCTGTAACACCTTTCTCTTCGAAGCGAAGGCCACGAGGAGCTGCGTAAGTTGTAATTTTCCTGATACCACCAACTCGATGTCCTGAGTTTGTCCAAGTTTTTGAACCTGAAACATCAGTTTCTGTTGCATCAACGAATGTTCCTGAACGTGCTACATAGATCTCTACTCCAAGTAGTGATGTTAGGAAACCGTTATTTGCAGCTGCGTCTGCGTATGAGAACGCTAGGTTTGTCTGTGCCTGTATGATACCTGTGAGGTCGGTATTTTCCACAACCACATACATACCATTGAGTGCATCCTGATAACCAGAAACCTTTGAAATGATGTTTGAGAGAATTGTTACAACATTGCTTGAGGTTGTGAAACCGCCAGCTGGAGTTGTATATGCTCCTGTACCACCTTCACAAAGTTCATTCAATACCCACTTATCAATTGCTTGAATAAGAGAGTTTGTCATTGCCTGATTTGCTGCGAAGAATAGATCGAAGTTTGCTGTGACCTGTTCGAAGTCAAAGACATGAGTTGCTACGATTGCCTCATCTGCAACTGTTAGGGTGTCATCAGTTGTAGTGAAAGCCGATGGGGTGTATGTACCGACGACTGCCTGAATAGTTGTGGTTACGGCAGTAAAATAAGGAGAAGAGATTGTCTTCAACTGAGTATTATCTACCAAACATACTTTTTCAGCGATAAGCGCGTTTCGAAGCGCTTGCTCGATTTGTGCTGAGCGATACTTATCGCGGAGCGTTTTTGTACTAAGTGTAGCCATTAAAATTAGGATTAATATTCGAATAATCCTACCGATTGGCTACATAACCTACCGTTTACTTTCGCCCCTGTTTGAGCTTGGCTTGTATGAGTCTTTCTATGTCTTTGTCAGATTCAGGTAAAGTACCCTTCACTGCATTGTCTAGTAAAGATTCCACAGAAGCCGAACTAGAACCACGTCTTGCTGCTCCGGTATTTGTAGCCATTGCAGTTTTGCGTTGCTCATCTCTTTCTGACAAAGTCGCCTTGATAGTGCTGGTCTTTAGAGCCTCTCCTACGGAAATGCCCTTAAACTTTGCATAATCTACAACCTCATCTATATCCTCCTCAGCTACCTTTGCGTTCATTATTGCAAAAATATCCTTAGAAGATAGATCGCCTGTCTTTTTCTCTTCGGTAACTGGCTTCTTGATACCTTTTTCTGCTTTCTCTGCCCTAATCTTGTAGTTGTTTGCAAGGTCATCTGACTTCTTTTTAGCTTCTTCAGCCTTAGTCAAACGTTCCCTTAATTCTTCTACAGTTTCTTCCTCCGGAGTTTCCTCTGGTGTAACTTCAGGCGTTACTTCCTCTGTTGTTTCAGGCACAACGTTTTCTTCATTTTCCATATATTTTTTAGAATCATTTTTAGGAGTTAATTCTGCTCCATTACTTACTAATTATACCACAACCTTAAAAAGAAACAATTTTTATTTATTGCTATCTCTCTCTAGTCTCTTGGCTTGTTCTTCTACCGTCTCGTCTTTCTGACCTGCAAGGTTTTTTACCATGTTGAGGTACGAATCTACATAAGACAAAAGGAAATTTCTCGCCGTAGTGTTTATGTAATTCAATTCAAAATCATCTGTGATGTTTTTCAAATCATCCAATATTATTTTTGGATTTAATTTTTCATCCACATTCTCAAGTTGCTTGAACTGCTGTTCCAAGTATTCCATCTCAATTTTTTTAGACTGGAATAATGACGCCATATCCAAAACGCTTTTTGTTCTCAAATCATTGTTCAATGACTGATACAAATCGCCAAGTTGGGTTAGGGGGGTATCACCATCAAGTGATGGCAACAGCCTCATTTTCACAACAGTAAAAACATCCTTTGTCATCGCGGTTTTGAGTTGCCCACGTTGCTCATCTGTAATTGGGAGCTGAAGCAATACCTTGCGTATTGAATAAAGCAATTCCTCATTCTCTGCAAATGTGTGTTTGATTATTTCTAATTGCTGACGGTTGTACATCAGTATTTGGTCTTTATCTCTCATTTGTTTTTTGTTTAACTTATAAATGCCCTACCGCCATTCATCGACCTATGGACCAGCCTGAGCACCCGTCTCAGATGATATAGGGGCACCTGCAGTGGCAGGGGCAGAAGGTTGTGCTTGTGAAGGAGCACCCTTATTGTTTAATTTCGCTGGTGATATTTTACCAGTCTTGGTCAAAATCTCATTGAAGATTATTCTCTCGTCATCTGTCATTGGGCGTCCCTGCATTGTAGCGAGTGTCTTGAATGTGGTATCAAGTGTGGTGAGTGCCTCGTTCGTATCTTCAGTCTCGTTCTCTACCACCACTTCCAAATCCCATTCCAAATCCTTAAATTCTTTTTTCCAATTGATTTCCTCTGGTGCAAAGAACCTCTGTCCGCCGAGTGAGGATAGTCCTTTCTGAATATCACCAGAAGTTTGTGCTGTAAGTGACGCCTGATCTTCTGGGGTTACATCTCCACCTGCGAGTACCGTTTCAATAATCTGATTATTTACAACCTTGTTGGTTTGGTTCGAGATATACATCGAGTCGATTTTCTGCAAATCATTTGCTTCGAGTATCGCGGCAATTTCCCTATCATCATTTAGTTTATATTTCTTTATGAATGGTAGGATAAATCTCCTCAACATTACTTCAAGATCCAACCTCTTATTCTCCGTCATCATTTCAAATAGCGAGTATGATTCTCCGAGTATCGCTTGTGTCTGTCTCCATGCTGTCCTTGCTGGTGGATTGATTCCAAGCATTGATTCCGATATACCATTGATTTCCATTCCGAGCATCTTCCATGACATACCCTGATTTTGTAATGCCGTTATATCGTGGGAGGTGTTTGCGACTGTGGTGAGTGGCTGATTTATTTCGTGAACCAAAATATCACCATTCATTATGTTATTCAAAGCGTTCTGTCCTGTGAAGTTCCCGTCTGAAGTTTGGAATATCAACTTACTTGCTAAATCGAGTTGGTCTTTGATTTGCTTGGCGGTATGGTTCTCCATCCACTGAACTTCAAAAAGATTTTGCACAGCACCAATTGAAAGTGTCTGTCCTTCTTCTTCGATGAGATGTGTAAGCATGTATGGGTCTTCTTCTTTGCCAGAGTATAGTGTGAAGTCATCAAAGACTCCCTCTTCTTTTGTAGCAACGAATGACATAACGTGCATTTGCTGGGTGTACACATCTTCATCTTTTTCCTTACCAGTTAGATATGAGAGTGGCAACTTTCCGTGCACTTCATAAATTTTTATGTAGTCACTTTTTTGGTCTTTAGTATCTCCATCAATAGTTTCCCTCTGTTGTCTTGCGTCACAAAGTTGCTCCACCATATCTTTATCATATCCCTCTCTCTGATATAGCTGAGCCTCAGTGAGTTCTAGTATTTCAATAATAGGATTGTCGGCAAAACTAATTGGATCAACAATCAATCGGTTCCACGGCACAACACTTGGTATAAGTTCTTTGTCCTTTATTACAAATTTCAATACAGCCGAACCATAGGTAGCCAACGTCAATCCCCACTTATTCAAAAACTTACCAAATGAGGCACGGGTCATAAAGTCTTGCAGACATACGGTAGCCAAAAATGCAAGGATAGTATGTTTGATTTTGCTCGCTCGAATTTTTGCGTTTTTCCTGTCGAGGTCTGTGGCACGATACCAGATATTTCTGGCGGCAATTACCACATTGAAGAAAGGCTTTTCTCTATTTTGCGAATCAGTCTCTCCGCTAGTATGTTTCGAATTCAAATACGCCTCAATTTTATCGAGGTCATCCTTCATCGACTTCTGTACATGTTTGGAATGTGTGGTCGTTCCCGAAATGTAATTGTCTTCTAGCTTTCTAACTAAAGCACCTATGTCCGATTTTTCAACTGATACTCCTTTAATCTTCGCCATGGTTTTAGCGATAGGTTATCGTGTACGATCCAGCAAAACCTGCAGGGATTTCAAGAATCAAACCTCTTTCTGCAACAGCATCGAATGTATATGTTCCATTCGCAGATGAAGCAGCAAATGTTGCGAGTGTTGTTGAACTCACATCAGATGTTGAACTTGCATTCTTAACAACAAATGTTGCATTCGTCGTACTCGAAATAGTAACTGAACCAAACACAGCTGATGAGTTTGACACCAATGTGCTTTTATTTACTGATGCACCCGTAGGAACTGTTGATGTAGCACTATACTCATTCGAACGATTCACACTTCCTAATTTATTAACCGAACCACTTGAGAGTAAATATCCAACAATCAAAACGAATACTCCCACTGCCACCATTAAAAACTTTTTATTATTCATTTGCTTTTTAAATTAATACCTTTTAAGAATTATACCATTTATCGTGTCGAGTCCGCAAGTAACTTTATTTTATTCGATGCCATGCGTTCCCTTTGCTTGTTCGCCATCGCTTCGGTTCGGGGTGCAGAGCTACTTGCACTCGCATTCAACTCAAACCACATACGCATTATTATCGGGTCACCAATATCAGGGGAGCGTATGATAGACGCCTTCACCTCATCCTTTGGTACAATCTTCAATTTACCCTCATCATCCTTGTCTTTCTGTCGGAGCAACGCAGTCAAGTCCTCCACAATCTCATTTCGGTATTCTGGCACGCGGAATGCTATCTCATGTTCTGTAATCATCTCTGCAAGTTTGTAGGCACACTGTGCTTTTAGGTTCGCATAGTTGGTCTTCGGTATCAAATGACTTTCAATACGCGAGAGACGCCCACGAATCTCCGTTTCTGTTGGTAAGGCACGGGAGTTGGCGATGAAGCCCCTTACCCCACGCATTCCATCGACTACTGCACCGTTGTGTACCCAAAATGCTTTTTTGTCTGCAAATCGTACCATATAGAGTTTTGTTTCACTTGAAACACCAATGTCGTAAACATCATCAAAATATATTTTTTCAACTTCTGGTCGTAAGCCTATATTTTTATTCTTATATTCAAAAACACAGTAATTATCAACAGTTCTAGTAATTATTCTATCTCCTATTTTACCAGTTGACCCAGCTACCTGCTTAATATATTTATTTCCATAACCACCTGATTTGTATATCAATTCCAAAATATCATCAGACAAAATCTTACTACTTGTTACATAACAATTATTTCCCTCTTTTTTTATGTAACCATCCCCGTCTCTAAAACTTTCCAAGAAGGTTCTGATTGTCTCTTTGTCTGACTCCTTAAGCCACTGAGGCACTTTTTTATTTACAGCTATATGTCTATTGGATGTATAGCAATTTTCTTTTAACCAGTTTTTTAAGTTCTTATTGCATACGGAAAAAGTAACTTCTCCAACCTTACTTATTTTACTTGTGTAGTGTAAACCACAAGAGGATATGGCGTCCTTTATATCCTGAAGGTTATCGCTTTTTTGTGATTGAGAGATTAATATATATTTTCCATCTAAAGACCCCTCGGATACAAACCATCCGAGAAATTGTGCGAATTGAATAGAGTCAATAACCATTCTAGGTGAACATTTTTTGACTCCTCCATTTGGCATTTCTAAAGTAACTTCATCTAAAACAAACTTACTATTTTTCCCCTTCCAATTAAAATCATTTTTTAATATGATTCTATCTTTTTTTATTGCATTGCCCCAAATGTTTACATTAAATTTATATTCTTTTCTTACTTTATAAGGCAACCAGTGAGTAGAACTAAATACATACCCATTAGTTAGTTTGGTTATTTCAACTTTATTGTGAATTATATTCTTATGTATTCCAGCTTCTATAACCCTTCCTTTTCTATTTTGACTAAAGACCTTATCATCAATTGTTATATCCTCAACTTTTTTCCATCCATTTGTTGTAAATACCTCTGTGCCTTTCACCAAACAACCAATGCCATCCTCATCTACCAAAATATGAGAGTAAGGAATTTTGTGGGCGGAGGCGAGGTCTTTCGCTCGCACAATTGTTTGGTATGTGTCTTGCTTATTGTACTTTTCTACCTTGTACAACTCCAACCCATCCCAAAAATTATAGGTTGTAAAATCTTTGCCGAACCTCGCCACATCAATGATGAGATATTTACTCCCATCTTTTGTCGGCGTATTAGAAAACGCATCACATAGGTCATCAAACGTCACCAATGCGTTCTGATCCTCATCATAATCCCAATTACCAAGGTAAAGACGCTCACGAGTGGCGGTATCCTTAATCTCCGAGAGAGTTTTTACATAACCAGCAGGGAGATATTTGTTATCAGTCGCTCGGGCGGGCACAAATTTTCTGTGGGGCGGCAATTCCTTTCTATTATACGGCTCAATAAAATCCCTCTTCATCCACCCTTTCTTCGGGTTACAAGTTATCAAAAGTTTACGCTTCAAACCATACTGCTCATTTTTCCAGCGGCCAATGGAGAGACTGAGGTTATCTTTCGCGGCTTCGGCCACCTCACCCCCCTCTTCAATCCACCCTCTGGTCATCTGCATAGAACCAAATCGTTCAAACATGGGGTCGGAGGGTTCTTCTTTACACGCAATAAGA